CATATATTGGTTTTTGTTTTTTAGCATTAGTTACATTTATAAATTAAATTTTATAAATGTAACTAATTAACATAAATCATTTTAATAATTAAATACACATATAAATAGATATTGCATATATATATATATGTATTTTTTATGATTTAATAAAAAATTTCATAATATAATTTTTTTATCATGAAATAATTATGAAGGTTTAACATTTAAATTGTTAATTCTCCAGCCCCATTATAATAATAAATAAAATAAAAAAGATAAAAAACACAAATTTATAATATATTATTGCAAAAAAAAATTGAAAGATTTATTTATGATTACATACTTAATAGTATATCTCAATAATATAACTATAATATGGAATCAATTAATTTAAGTGCATCTGTATCAAATAAATCACTATTCGATGAAACAATTAATATTGGTGTAAGTGGAATTATTTGTATTATCGGTCCAAATGGTACTGGTAAAACAACATTATTAAATAAAATATATGATGTCATTAAAGTAACCTTTGAAGATACTATATACATCAAACAAGATATTTTAATTGAAGATAGCTCTGATACAATTGAAACTTATGTTCTCAAAAGTAATTTAAAATTATATGATGCATATATTTTATCCAAAGAATTAGATGCAAAAGATTATGAAATTTTAGATGAAGATGAAAAAAGATTGTATCATGAAACACATGATTATATACGCAATGAAAATTGGGGAAGTTATAATGCACATGTTCGTAAAATATTATATGGTCTAGGAATAACTGATTTAAACCGTCAAATGATAAATTTATCAGGTGGATGGAAAACTAGAATTTCTTTGGCACGAGCACTTGTTATTGAACCCAGAGTATTATTATTAGATGAACCAACCAATCATTTAGATTTAGAAGGTGTTATCTGGTTAACTGATTATTTGTCTACATATAGTAAATCTGTTATTATGGTAACACATATGCGACATGTTGTAGATTCGATTGCAAATGAAACATGGTTATTAAAAAATTATGATGGTGAATCACAAAAACTGTTACGTGTTAATGGTGGTATGGCAGAAGTTGAACAAACATTAAATCAAATTACAACTGAATTAAACAATAAATGGACCAAATTTGAAAAACAATTAAAAGAATTAAAAAACAAAGGAACTCCTAAACCAAAAATAGAAGAATTCATAAAAAAACAAAATGTAATTCGACCGCCAATGCAAAGTAAATCAAGATTTTGTTTTGAACAAATTGGTGATTTTGGTACAAAAAATATTATTGAATTCAATGATGTTAGTTTTAAATTCAAAGGTGTTGGTAATACTATATTAAAACATATTGATTTTGGTATTAATGCAAATACAAAATATGTGGTTGTTGGAAAAAATGGTTCTGGAAAATCAACATTATTTAATTTGTGTGCTGGTATTTTAAAACCTCGTGCAGGTGAAATTATTGTTGACGGTCGTGTAAGAGTAGGTTTATATAATCAAGATATTGTTTCATCTCTAAAAAAAGATATTGTTAAAGCATCATTGCCGACAACAACAGATATCAATTCAATCACTTTAGATATTACACCAATTCAATTTTTACATGATGTTCATAATATGAAATATGATGAATGTAGAGCAAGTTTAGGTAGAGTTGGGATTAGAAAAATAGATAATTATGATCCATGTAATATTCCAATTGAAAATTTATCTGGTGGTTATAAAGCAAGAATGGCAATGTTAAGTATGATTTTACGTAAACCTGCTGTAATTTTATTAGATGAACCAACAAATCATTTAGATATCGATACTATTCAAGAATTAATTAACGGATTAAATGATTTTAACGGAGGAGTTATGGTAATTACTCATGATGTAGATTTTATCAAACAACTTGATAATTGTAGAATTGTTAAATTAGAAGAAGGTAAATTATCATTTTGTGAATCAATTGATGATTACATCAAAAAAATCGTTGAATTATAATTAACTGATGTATTTTTTTATTTATAAAAATATAAAAATAAAAAAATATAAAAATATAAAAATATAAAAAATACAATAGATTAAGTTTTTTTATAATTATAATTTAGTCAAACAAAAAAAATATATATAGTTAATAATATATCATATACATGTTTGAAGCTATAAACAAATGTTCTGCGTGGCAAAAAATTACAAATAATTTGGGGATTAAAAAAGACGAGGATAAACGTAAATTACTAGTTGTTTTAATAATATTGTTAATAATATTTATATTATGTTATTGTTTTCATAAACAAGTAAAAAGAGCATTGGATTCATTTTGCAGAGGATTAAATAAAGTAAATGATGGTATATATAGTATACATGAATGGTCTTCTACGTCACCAATGTATACAAAAACAGCATAATAAAATTTGAATAATTTGAATATTGTATAATATTTTACAGTTCGCCCCTTGGTTCGTAAGAACAAAACATGAACAAATATAGACATTTCCTTAGAAATGTCTATATTTGTTCATGTTTTTTCGCAACAGGATTGACAAAATTATTTATTCATGGTATTTAAAACAGAATTGATTGATAATTTAAATAAATTATTTAATGATAAACGAAAAACATTTAATTTTGTTGGATATGTAAATGTAATATATGGTAAAAATATTAAAATATACAACATTCAAGAAGAAATTAAAATTGCTATTAAACAATACACTGACAATTATATTAAAAATATGAGAAAAAATATTATTGCAAAATGTAATTCAAATAGTGATATTATTATAAAACAATGTAGTGGAACAAAATATAATTGTTTATTGCGTACACTTACAATATCATCAAATAAAAAAACATCTAATACAATTATCTTAAGAAATCATAATATGTTTAACATGTATGTGTTTATAAAATAAAATTATAAATTACATTATCAAATTAAAATATGATAAATTAAATATTGTTCTACGCTATGACTTATATTATAATTATTTTATTTAAAATAGTATAAGTTATAGAATGGAACAATATTTAATTATCATATTTTAACTTGATGATATAATTGTTATTTGCCATAAATTGCGTAATATTTTACCAGTTTTAATTTATTAAGATAATTGCATTGTAAAAAAATTGAAAAAAAAATCTGTATATTTCTAAATAAATTTGGATTAGTACCGCAGCCATTTTGGCTCAAGTCGACTATGCAGACGCATTATTGCGTTTACACAAGTTTGAGTGTTCTTTTGCTGTCAGAGCAAAGATATGGGTGAGATGCTTATTCACGATGATCCATTTGATGAACGCGATGACGAGTCAGTTGATGGTTTTGATGCTCATGCAAACTTGCGTATCGAGAGACCAGTTGTTGTACGTGTTTCCTTGGCACCGCACGTCAAACCTCCTGTTGGTATGCCAAACCCGAACAACCTGACATTATGGTTGAATGGTGATCATGGCAAACCGCCAAAAGAAAACAAAGTTGTAACTATCCGTACATTGGTATCAAAACTTGAGAAGTATTTGAGATATATCAATCATACGGAGACAAGGTTGCAATTCGTGGATGGCAATGAGAGGAATAAGCTCATGTTGAACCTACAACGATTGCATGGCATGATCAACCAAGTTTGCAACACTCTTCGTAAGTGTGGCGCAGATCCAAATGATGCATGCAATATTGTAGCTCCAAAAGAACGAACGAACAATCAGAAGAAACAAGAGAAAATCGAAAGAAATGTATCAGATATCAGTTCGTTGTGTCTTCATTGTTCAACGTATGGTGATTGTACATTGCCAGTTGATTGTTTGTTTGACTATTTGGTAGACTCAGTTGAACATGCATGCATTGGATCAAAAAAAGCAGCATGGCCGATTAGCAACGTCAAACATAAGAAGTCAATAATTCCTCAGGCATCGCTATCTGATCCAGATGAATTGCTTATCCCATGTCAATGCACACGGAAGACACAAAGTGGCAAAGAAATCCAGTGTGGCAAGATGATGTTGGCAAACGATCAAGCATTCAAAGATAACATGACAACACAAGAGTGGGAGAACTACGTTGCATTGTGTCGAGAAAAAACATACGTATTGCTTCGTGAAAAATACAGCGATGAAGCGATTCTTACGTGTATGGTGTGCACGACATCACGGATCAATAGCATCTACATTCTTTCTTCGAAGCAAAAATCGATGTACTCGCCAAATATTCTACGTGATCGAGTTTATTGTACCGAATGTCAGATGTACGTGCGAACGTGTAACGAGTGCAAAAATACAAACTGTCATGTGTGCAATAGTCCATTGACACAACCATTGGTCGTGACATCTTATGTGCCAGAACCTCCAAAACCATACGAGCATCCAAAACCAATTGATGGAATGCCAGGACAAATGCATGTGTTCTTCAACGGAAAACACATTCCGTACAGCAGATAATGGTTAATGCTGAGGAAAAAAAGGAAAAAAAGATAATACAACATCACGGGCAACTTTCTTTATGGTCAAGATTAAGTTGTATTATTTTTTTATAAAATAATTTTTAATGTTGCAAACTATCGATCAAATAATGACATATCAATATCAAAACCATCTAATGTTTCAATATCACAATTTACATAATTACCATCTATATCAATGTAACTATATTGATTTAATTTTGTATTATATGTGTTAATTTCTTTTTTTTCTTCTATTTTCGCGTCTAACTCAAAATTACCCATTTTATGAGATGTTTTTGTAGATGATACGTAAGCCATGTTATTGATATTATTTAATTCAGATTCAAGTTTACTTAATTTAGAAGGTCTTCCAACAGGTATAGTTTCATTTATTTCTTTTATTTTTTTTATTTCTTTTATTTCTTTTATTTCTTTTATTTCATTTATTTCATTTATTTCATTTATTTTATTGATAATTGGTTGAATGTTTGAACCATTAATAGATCGTCCAGTAGTTTTAATTACTGGTTGATAATTAACAATAGTATTATCATTTGATTTACTACGTTTACGATTATTATTGTTACTATTATTGCTTGATGCTATTTTTCTTTTTATATTAACGTATTCGAAAATTTTATCAATCAATTCTGTTCTAATTGTAACAATTATTTTTTGTCCACTACCTGTAACATATCGTATATATTCCCAAGGGTGTTCAAATCTTGATAATACATCCAAAAATATACTAATAAATCTATCTTCAAAGAAATGTCTTAGTACAAATAAATGATTACTAAAATTTATATAACGTTGCAACTGATCTTCAGATAATTCTAAACCAGAATAATGACTCGCTAAATATTTTTTTGCAAATTGTTCTGAACAAATCATATAATTTTTTGTTTCATTTACTTGTGTATATAAATATAACATTATATAGATGATAATACTTTTTGGATAAACAGTATAATGTTGTAAATTTGGTTTTAATGCATTACTTATAAAATTATAATAATTTGCAGTACGTTCTATTTCAGAAATTCTGACAAACATGTTTTTTTGATTTTGTTCTTGTTCTTTTTTGTTAAATTCAACAAAAAAATCACGCAATAATGTTTTAACCATATTGATTATATCTGATAATTGAACCACAAAATTATTTGTATTTACATATTCTTGTACCAATATATCACCATATATTCTTTTGATTGCATCGATTACGGTATTATTGTTTACTTCTTCAATTTGTATGATTATTGAATTATGATTCATAATGTATATGAGGTTTATTATACCAATTATAATATAATCATGAATATTTAATAAATTCAATTATTTTGTTATTACGAATACACTATGTATACATACCATATGGCGGTCTTTTTTCTTTTTTTTCTTTTTTTTCTTTATCATTTAATAAAAATTTTTTTATTGATTCTAATAAATCTTCCATTTTGACGATATTATTTTTATCATTTGATTTAAAACATCTTAAACTTTGCTCATATTTTATATAATTAACTAATTTTTCAATATCACCTCCATAATTTGTAAACAATTCATAATTTTGTTTAAAAAAATTATTTAAATCTTCGTCTGAAATATCTAATTTATATTTCTTTTGTTCTAATTTTAATTTGAAAATTTCCATTAATTCTAACCAACTATATTTTTCAATTTTAAAATAATGTGAAAATCTTCTTTTTAATCCCTTGTTAAATGAAAAAAAACAATTTTCTAATTCATCCTCATAACCTGCAATAATGAACATAAAATTATTTTTTTTTTCAGATAAATATAAATTAATCATATCAATACTTTCTTTGGCAAATGAATCTCGTTTTTCTGCATTGCCTAATGAATATGCTTCATCCATAAAAATAACTCCACCCATTCCTTTGTCTAATATATCTTTTGTTAAATGCGATGTCTGACCTAAATATTTTGCAACTAAATCATTTCGTTTTATTTCTAAAAAATTATCAGTATCTAATATACCTAATTTTACAAATATATCTGCATATATTTTGGCAAATTCAGTTTTTCCAACTCCAGGTGGTCCATAAATAACTGTATGTAAATATTCATCTACATAATCATTTTGTAAATAATAAATAATTACTTTGAATAATTCTTTCTTAATATCAGTTAATCCGATCATTTGACTTAATTTTTGTAATGGTTTAATTATGTTGTGTATTTTTTGTAATTTTTTATCATGACGTACATTTCTCCAAGTATTTTTCAAATTTATTATATCTTCAATACTATTTAATCCACTATACAATTTATTAATTTTATTGTCATCATATGATTCTTCATGTGTTTTATATTCCATAAATTTATAATCATTCGATGTTCTTTGTTTTTTTGCCATATTTGAGCCGGAATTTTCATCGTTTTTACGTTTTCTTTCTTTTTGATTCAAATCATAATTTTGCTGTTCTAATAAAAAATTTGATTTTTTTAATTTATTTATTTCATCTAACATTGTATAATAATTATTTTCTTGAATTTTTGTTAACTTAATGATATTATTCTTTAACAAATCTATAATACTATCACGTCCCATATATTAAATTATTTATAAATAATAATATATGTTTATATTATTATTTATAAATAATATAAACATATATTATTATACTTAACCTTTTGATAAAAGCATTTAATTGTTATATTAAAAGCATTTTCTGTGCACAATTGATGGTCCTATTTCTTCATATTCTCTTTTTGATATCCACATTTGTTGAAAAGAACTCAATGAAGCTAATATTGAACCACCAATCCAAGTACTATATTTACGGTCCGGATGTGCATTTACTTTTATTTTCGTTCCTGATTGAGCATAATTTGTAATTTCTTTTGTCATACGAATATCAATCCCTGGAAACATAGTACTACCACCAGATAAAAAAATATTCAAATATAAATCTTTACGCATATCAACATCGCAATTCATAATTGAATTATAAGTCATTATATGAATTCCTTCTTGTTCTGAACCAATGAGAATAGGTTTAAATAATGATTCTGGACATTTAAAACGTTGTTTACCAATTCTAATTATTTGGCCATCTGGAAGTTCATAATTTCTATATAAGTCTGATTGTATATTTGCCTTTTGAATTTCAACATTAAAATCTTCACTAACATAACAAAGTTTTTCTTTTATATCATTAATTATTTCTTCATCATCAATTATATAACCTTGTTCAGTTATAATTTTAATTAAATAATCAGTTAAATCTCTACCAGCTAAATCCAAACGTAATATAGCATTTGGTAAAGCATAACCTTCGTAAATTGGAACAGTATGAGTAACACCTCCACCACTATTAACTACTGTACCAGTTGTTTTTCCAGATGCATATAATGAAAGTACTTCTTGAATAGCTACATACATATAAGGTGTGTTAAAAGTCTCAAACATAATTTGAGTCATTTTTTCTCTATTTGATTTTGGATTAAGTGGTGATTCTGTTAATAAAACTGGATGTTCTTCTGGATAGACATTTAATTTATTATAAAATGCATGATGCCATATTTTTTCCATATCATCCCAATTAGTTACAGTTCCATATTCCATCGGATACTTTAATGTTAAAATACCACGTTCTTTTATTGCAGAATCACCGACATAAAAGTCATTACTACCACTACCTGTATTTACTTCTTGATGTCTAGGTTTTCCAACAATTGATGGAAATTCGATATCAGGAGCGTAGTTGCCAGCAAATCCCGTTTTGCAAAATGTAGTTCCATTATCTATTACTAATGGTTGTAAATCTGTCACTTATTATATATATATATATATATAATTTATTTTTAAAGTTTATATAATTATAATTTTAAACAAATATAAAAATAAATTTTATATTTACATATAATTATAGATATCGAAATACAAAGTCTTATAGAATTTCCACAAAGTGAATATTTTAAACCTTTTAAAGAAAAATATGATTATGTTATATCAGAGATTAATAATAAAAATATCGAAATACAAAGTCTTATAGAATTT